CCAGTAAGCCGTAGTATTTGTCAAGACCTCGCTCGTCAAAAAATAAGCGTGTTGCAACTTTACTTCCCTCAATGGTTAGACGAGACTTCTTTGCCTCGCATTTGATAATGTTGCCAATGACTTCTTTGCTGCTATCACGTTCCTTACTCTTAGTAAGATAGATGATAGTAGAAGCAGCATACTTCAATCCAGTGCCACCTCCCATCTCCTTTGTAGGGACATAGGAACCGATCACATCATATGTATGGTTAGTGACAACCATAGGAACATTCGCTTGACCCAGTTTCAATGTTAGCACACGGAAGGCACCTTTGATCAACTGAGATTTGGTCATGTCCCGAACCTGCTTGTCGTTGGCAATGTCCTCCATCTCCTTAGAGGTGGAGAGCATACCCAAAGAGTCTAGCACGAAAAGCATGGGTACACGCTCATCTTTAGGTTCTTTCATGTATTTGTCCAGAATCCTACATGCCTGAGTCCTGAACTCCTCAATGGTAGCAACGGGCATCATGATCATTCGCTTGGAATCAATGCCACGCTCCTCAATCATCTCACGAGAGATTGCAGACTCGGACTCAAAATATATAACTCCGCCAGTAGGATTATCTCGAAGGAAATTACGAACGACAGAAAGAGCAAAGAAAGTCTTACCTGTGCTCGATTCTCCTGCCAAGGCAGTGACCTTGTTGGAAGGAAGACCTCCAAACAACGAACCACTAACCAGGGCATTAAAAATATAAGAGCCAGTGTCAACGTAAGATGTAATGTCGCCAGCAGCAACCCCCTCACTAACAACACTAGCAAACTCATTGCCCGACTCTTTGATTACAGTATCTAGGAATCCCATTGATCTACTTTCTCCTCATAAAGATGTACATATTGATAAGACCTACCCATGAGTTTTGCGAACGCACGAGCAGTATTGTAGTCCTCAAAGCACTTGATGTCCTCTGGTCCTACCTGACCAACAACATGGTTGGTCCAAGTCACTACAAAGATTTTCTTACTCACTCGAAGAAACTCCCAATCGTAATGGTTTTTTCGTGTTGCCACCCAATACATTGTAGCACATTCTTGAGCGGTTCGAGGAATGACTTTTCAAATTGTGTCTGATAGTCCACATACTTCTCAAGACCAAACTCCTTAGGCAACTCACCGAAGAAACTGATACAGTTCTCCAGGATAGGATTAGGTGTCTTGAGATACATGAACTTGATCTTCTCACCCTCCTGAATGAGAGGATGCTTGTTTTCTACCTTGTGCTTTTTGACATAGTGGTTATAGAGCAACGCTCCCCGCACATGGATGGGAGTTCCTTTCTGGTAGATTTCAGTTGGGTGACGATACTTAGCAAGGTTGTTAACTCCTCTGGGGAATGCCACTTCTTCATAAGGGCGCAGTCGTGTTTCTGCTCGCACGACATTGATAAAATCGATAAGTTCATCATTTGTCTTGCCGATAATGATCTTAAATGCTGCATACAATTTATCCCGAAAATATGCTGGAGTGGAAGAACGGGCAGTCTCCAGACCCATGATCTTCATCTTTGGTTCTTTATATCTAACACCTTCGCTGTCCCATACATTGAGAATGTAACGCTTCTTCGCAGTCCAGATACCACGATCAGCGATGTTCTCACGCTTCATGCTCATTTTTTGTTCATATGCCGAAACGTAATCCGCAAGTTCCTGATAACTGGATTCGATGAATGGTTCCAACTTCTCTTGACAGATCTTATCAAGAATGGAAACAATTGCTGCTTTGTCGCCAGACTTATTACTAAAAAATTTAGAAACAAGAGGTCCAAGATTAAGATAGATTGAGTCGGTATCGCTAGCGATGACATAATCTACATCCTCGGTTTGCAAAAGTTTATTTAGATATCCATTCATCTTGTTCTCAATCCAACGGATTGAGACCTGACCAGACAAGGTGATGGCTTCAGCATTAGCGAGACGGTAATAACGAAAGTGTTCATTGCCGATTGCACCATAAGCAGAGTTCAAAGAGATCTTCTTTGCCATCTGAATGTTATTACAACGGGCGATCTCTTTCATGAGTTCAACAGTAGGAGTTTTCTCATACTCTTTCTTGGCAGCAATCATCTTCTTCTTAAAGATGACACGACTGTCATACATTTTCTTCATCATCTGAGGAAGAAAACCATGAACATCCTTACGATACTGTGCGCCATTAGCACAAACCGCATACTCGCCACCAATCTCTACTTGCTTCTCAAGTATCTTATCAACGGTTGCTGATGAATGTCTGGTATCTTGGAGTGTCTCTGGTGAGATATTGTACTGCATAATAAGGTGAGGATACAGAGAGTTGAGGTCAAAAGACACAACCCAATCATAGAATCCAGGAATTGGTTCTTTGACATATGCACCCGCATACTTCTCAGTCTTAGTAGCACTCTCCTTCTTAGGAGGGATAGCGATCTTACGTTTTAGAAGATCGCAGTAAATATAGTTATCCCACATGCGAACCTGACTAAACACATCTTCATAATTCACCTTAGCATCGTATGCCATAGTGTATGCCAGTTCAATCAATTTCATCTTGTCATCCAGTTTATCCACCAGGCGAACGTCATGGATGTTGTACTCAATAAACTTCTGCCAGTCGTTCTCATAGAACTCTTTGAACGTGTCGAACTCAGAGTGATCAAGTTTCTTCTCACCTAGTTCGACAGAGCAGATGTGATCGAGACGATAACTTTCTTGGTTTGTATAAGTAAATTTCTTATACAATTCAAGATAGTCAAGCGTAGAGATACCAAGCATGTCGATAGAAAAGTTCTTCCGACCTTTGATAAAAATCTCACGCTGCGATACTAATTTCCATGGAGACAATAGTTTGACATACTTCTCCCCCAGAATACGATCAACACGGTTATGAATATACGGCATGTCAAACAACTGTACGTTCCAACCAGTGATCACATCAGGATAATTTGCCTGCCAATAATCCAAGAAGGCACCCAACATGCTTTCTTCTGATCGGAAATGCATGTAATCCACCATGGCATCCTGGTTATTGAATGCTCTCGCTCCGAACACTGTAATGCGACCAGAGAAGCTGTCTTTGATACTAATGGCAAGAATCTCCTGATCGGCAGTTTCAATATCAGGAAATCCATTCTCCGCTGCAGTCTCAATGTCAATGGTAAACACACGGATCTTGCTACTGTCAAACTTGAGTTCTTCCTCAGGATGTTGCTCAGCGATGTACTGATACAAGAATCGTGAGTTTCCATAAATCTCAAAGTTATCAACTTCCTTGTACTGTTTTACAAAGTCTCGTGCCTCAATAATAGAACCAAACTTATGAGGTTCTACACAATTACCCTCAAGTGTGCGCCACTCAGAATAATTCTTTGTAGGCAAATACAGCGTCGGGTTGAAAGGAACCCTGACGCTGTAGCGATTGCCATTTTCATAACCACGCACAAGCAGACGGTTGCCTGCTTGCTCCACATTAGTGTAAAACTTCATTCAAGACATTCAAGATAACGAGCAAGCAAAGATTTGCTTGGATTAGTCACAACAGTCAGGTCCGAAGACCTGACATTGAATTCACGCTCAGCAGCGTAAGGTGCCCATGGACTGATCTGACCTTCACAGTCTAGCAGGTATGGTTCGATCATCCACACATCGGGGTCACCTGGCAAAGTGTCCCCCTCAGCTGGTTCTACCTGAGCGATGATCCACTCATTCGCCAGCTTCAGCAGGTTCGCTGTTATCTCCATCAGTCTCCTCCTCGGGATAATAAATTTGTTCTGCTGTTACACCGACTTCCCCAAGACGAGCAACATAATTATCAAGAATTCCATTGTCAGGAAACACAACACTGACAATATGATCTCCACTCAAACGATGTTCTTCAACTGGTGAATATGGACACCAACGCTCATACTTGATAGGAATAGTTCCGTCTTCATTTACTTCACCGAGAGAAAGAGTGTGAGGATAGATCATGCGATATCCGACAACCTTGTCATCATCTCCACGTAGTTCTCCAAACAAACACAATACTCTTTCGCCAGTAGTAAGAGTAGCAATACGAGCGTTATGATTAGTCTTCAGTGGTGCTTGTTCCGTCATTGATTTTTCCCTCAATTTCATTTTTCTGTGTAATTTTTTGTTGCCAGGCGTTTTCTAATCCTGGTTCTGGATTGCTGATTGTCATAACACAATCATATGGCATTTTAAATTGCCAATCGGAAGAATAAGGATTCCATTTACTAAAGCGAACTTGGTATTCCATACCATGTTGCTCTGTTAGATATTGTGGTGTTCCGCCATCAAGGTTGAGAATGTAAGGATCTTCCATGAGAAGGCAAACACCACGCTTGTCTTCACCTTCTCCATCAAAGATTTCTTTCAACTCGGTAATGATACGATCACCAGTCTTTAGTGTGACTACTGATACTGCCATAGTTATTATGAGTTTGATCTAA